TAAATGTTCCTGCAGTGGTTACATCATCATCAATATACATAAAAGCTATATTGGTATTTAAAAGTGTATAGGAATATGCCTCAGGCCCCGCGGTTTGAGATAAATTTTTAGTACTACATTGTAGAGAAGCTTCTTGTCCTGTTCCACTAGTATTTCTCCAATCTAGGTTTAAAACACCACTATTAGTATTCACCTTACTATTAAATTCTCCATCAATACTTGCCAATTTAAATCCTTGTGATTTATCTAAATGATCTGTATTGAGTAACAATTTATATTTCATTACACTTGTTTCATTTGGGACTGGTTCTAATAACGGTAAATTCTCAATTACATTTCCGTAATAATCTGATCCCGAAGGATGTGCTGTATCCCATAGTGCGTAATCCACTTCGTCATCTGCCAATGCGAAATGTGATACATTGAAAGCACCTCTTGCCAATAACTCTCGACCTTTATTAGTCAATATGGCTTTAAGTACTTGTGTTGTTTTATTTAAATAGGCCATTTATTTATCTCCAATACTACTTTAAATATAAATATAATTTTTATCCACTTTCGTCTATATCAAATTCAGTTCTAATCTGTAGACTATCTCGTGCGTCCCCTGTAAGTCTTGTAGGACTTGTAAGTATAAACGCTACTGGTTTGTAATCTTTTTCTCCATTTTCATCTAAACTATAAGGAGCCGAATCTACATCATTCTTAGAACCTTCAAACATAATTCTTCTCAAAGCTGTTACATTCTCTGTAATTTTTTCAAAACTAGAAGTTACAAAACTTACACTTGATGCGGCCCCTGCAATGAAATTCTCTTTCGTACTATAAATATAATGTCTATCTTGATTATAATCAGAAACTCTTTGATTTTCTACTACATTTATAGATTCTGTAAAAACGCTTGTCGGGCCTCCCATATAAATAGAAGAAGTTGTATAATTTCGTCCAAACCATCCAAATTTATCTACTCTGTTTAAATCTCTTAGTGTTGGTTTATCACTATCTACTTTAATATTACTCTCATAATATTGATTTTCAGATGTTAAATCATAAGTTGAGTCAGCATCCATTTCTTTATCTAAATGAGTAACACTTTGACTTACTTCAAAATATTTATTTTCCGCACTTTGTTTTACTGTTTCCCCATCATCCGCGTTATATTTAACTGTAGATTCATAAACTGGATTTTCTTGAGTAGGATGATTGATTGGTTGTTTATTTCTTTCCAATACATTATTTTCAATCAAAACACCTACAATTCCTTTAGCTCGGGCGGGTAATAAAGACTCTAATTGTCTAAATAACGAATGATCATAATACTCTAAAACTCTCAAATAATCAAAAAAGTTATTTGCTCCAGTATACTTTTTAAAATATTCTTCCTTCATTTGGTCTAAGCCCCTATAACTATATTCCAAATCATCTCTACTATCCCCAAGATAATTATCAAAATTAAAATCTGACATTTGGTTCATTATATCTTGATTAATTACATCTACAGGAGAAAAATAAACACCTACTCGATTTAAATCTATAGGAGACCTATCAAACTCTGATTCTTCTATTCTTTCCGTTGGATTTAGATTTATCAAATTACCAACTCTACTTTTTATATATCTCGCGTCCTCTAATCTTATCTTATTATTATTAATTCTTATTCCCCCTATTTGTGGTAAAGGAAATTTTGTTCTATCTACTACATTTGAATAATTATTTTCATTTGCAAAACCAGTAGCTATACCATTAATAGGTGATGATTGGTCTGTAGATGTATCTCTTACAGAACTATCGGATGAATGATTCTTATCTTCATTAAAAGAATATCTTAATGCAATATCTTCATAAGATGCACTAATTGAATTTCCTGCGAAAGATTGAGGATTCTCCACATGCTCATTAAATGGTTTCTCATCTAAAGAAGATTTCCATAATCTAAATTCCATCATAGAACCACTAAATTGACCACCAAAATCTTTTGTAGTACCACCACCAATCCATAATGACCCAGTTTCATCAAATTTATTATTAAAAGAACTTGAAGGTGTAGTTAAAAATTCTGTCGAAACATTATCTTGATACAACATAGTATCTCGCCCCGCATCCCATTGTTTAACTATCAAATCATATTTATATCCCTCCGCAGTAGTATCATTTCCAAACACCTCTTTAAATGAACCATCATCAACATATACATTTGGATTTAATTCCACATTATTTGGATCAACACTTCTCGCCGTTACCGCCATTTGAAGACTTAAATGTTTTACATTTGGTTGTTTCAATGTAACTCGTAATCTTATTCTTTTCCAATTTGTATTAATGCCTTCTTTCAAAACATGAACACCATAGTTACCAGGAATAATTGTAGTATGATAACGTCTACCATTCCAATTTAAAACTTTACCTTTATCATCCAATTCAAGAACACTTATTTGCATATTCGCAGTGTTAGTCTCTGTCCTCGCATATACAGAGAAATCAAATGTCTGTCCATATGAACCTGTAACAAATCTCGCGTCTGCTCTCTTATATCCACCATAATCATAAATTTTATCTAGACTATTTCTATATGGATATGTGTATACTGGTGCAGGTACTATTGTAGTATCATCTATCTTTACTGTTTTAACAGTATGTGCCATTTTTAAAGAATAAGTTGAACCAGGTCTGGTGTACGCAGACGCACTATTAATTGTAAGAGCTCCATTTGCCACGTTAATAAATGGTATATCATTATATTCACTTGGAGTATCTGGTGCAACTATATGACCAGCTGTGGTAGCCCCAAAACTTCCTGTTTCAAATACATTACCAATCAACTCTTGTGAGATAGGACTTCTTCGTAATAAGACTGACCAAAAATCTCCATTATATAATGGTAAAGGTGTACTCGACATAGTAACATAAGTAGATACTGCTTCTGCACCCCAACCTTCTGTAGATGGAACTTTTGTATCATTATTAGTTGAACCTGATAGACTAAATACTATTCTACCAATATTGTCCGTAGAACCATTATCTCTTAAATGAAATCCCCAGTTATTACCATCTTCACCACCACCTTGTGCTATTGTCATATTGGAACTTGACGCGGCCTTAAATCTAAACTCCATACTATTTGGAACTTTTGTACCACCTAATCCAAGTGTCTTTGACCAAGATGAGGATACAAAACTTGCCGCTTTGAAATCTACAGCCTTTGTAAATCTTCTACTTGTTTCATATATTGGATTCACATTTGTAGCAGATGGGCCTCCGAATTCTCTAACCCTCAATATAGTCGAAGAAATACCATAACAATTTATCAATCCTTTTAACGCATCAACTGTACCTTTAGATTTTAAAAAGAAAGGCATGTTAGCAATAATTCTTTTCCAAATTTCTCTCGATACATCTTGTAATGAAGAACTTGCGTATAAAGTTGTTTGATTATCACTATCTACTGATTTACCAAATAAAAATTTATCTAATTTTATAAGGTCATATCCATCTTGAAGTTCCCACCCAAAAGATTTAGCTACTGAATATATTAACTCTTTTGATAATCCTTTACTTAACGCTTCATCTGTTTCATATACTTGTCCAAATCTATCAATATAATTTTTTAAATTATCAAAATGTTGTCCCATCATATCTACAAATTTAATAAAATCTTGATTTTCACTATCGTCTCTTATATGGTCTGGTAAATGATATATTAATCTATCAAGATTTTCTACATCATAAGTAGACGCACTTGTATGATTTAAATTATACCAATCAACCGCGGTACTATTAGTACTTCTCAATAAAGTATATGGTTTTGTAGATGTGGTTTTTGGCCAAGACGCGTCATAAAATAATCCTGCACTTCCAGATGAGTAAGATGAACTATCAAAATACAAATATCTTTCATATCCATCAAAAGTATTAATAACCTCATTAACAGCTATCTCCCATCTTTCCGCTTCATCCTTGCGTGCCGTTAATGCAGTATTAGCGTCTTGTCCTAAATATCCTGCAGAACTTAAAGTTCCAGCAATAGAAGAACTTTTATCAGTATATTCTTCTATCTTTTCTAATTTAGTTTTAAAATTTTCTAATCGTCTTCGAGCTGAACTAAATTTAATAAAGTTATCATGGTTAGAATAATCAATATTCAAATCAACTGAATTAAATGAACCACTTACAATATCTCGTTCTATATCCTTTGCTACGGAACTACTTGCTTGAATCAAATCATCATAACTCATTGCCTCTGTAGACCGTTCTCTTATCTTCGAAGCGTTACCTACACCACCTACTGGTAATCTTAAAACATTTGTAGGAGGCGGCGGTGCTTGATAAGTAACATAATTTACTGGATACGATTGTGGATTTAAAGCTATTTTTGTAAAGATAACATCTTTACCTACGTCTATAGTTCCTGGTAATGGTTTGTTTAACATAACTAAAAGTTTATTTTCAGCAAACATTTTATTCGTTATTACATATGGAACTTTATTACATAAAATAGCTATATCTGATTTTTCAACATCTCTTACGGTATTTTTAAAATTAAGCTGTAGATTATCTTTATCATTTACACCGACTATATCTAATAAATCAATTCCATTACGGTCTGCATATTCTTTAACTGAAAGTTCTAATCCAAATTCTGTAATATTTTCATCATTCGACCCATAACTCAATACTCTGGATTCAAATGATCTATAATTTATAATTTCTCTAGTGACTTCTTTTTCAATTGTTTTTGTAAAAAATGGATCATTTACATCTTTGTATATATGGTCGTTAATAAATTCTTCAAAGGAGAACTGTAAAGACGCTATATCATTTTCACTCATATCAAAAATTGTAAAATCAGGATTTGCTTGGTAAACCCAGTTACCCATAATATTGCGGTCGTACCAATCTAGAAACTGTCTGTTAAACCCAAAATCTTCACGACCATCATATGAGTCTGTGAATGAAGTAATGAAAAGATAATCACCACTTGTATCTTTAGGTGGTTCTGGTACTAACGGGGTTCCATTATCAAAAAGAGTTGGATCTATTGCCTTATTTAAAGGATAACCATTTATCAACTTATCTTGTGGCCATATAGGAACATTATTTTCATCATAAGAAATACCCTTAACATTTTGTGACCAATTTGTTTCAACTGGATCCCATATCCATTGACCAAATTCAGAAACAAAATCATCTGCAGGGCCTGGTGCACCAGAAGGTTTAGGTTCTATATAATATTCAGTTTTTACTTCTATTTCGGTTACTTCATCAATTGTATCAATAAAATAATTTGGTATTGATAATTCTATAGTACTCTTATCACCTAAATCCAATCCCGCGGTAAAGACTTCCCATACATCTTTTTCTATATAACCACTTTCTTTTGCAGTGTTAGTTGAAAAAATATTAGTTTCTGTATTTTCAAAATAATAACCACCTGCTATTCTATTCAAAAAATCAGTATCAAATTTTAAATTATTAAATTGTACATTATATAAATCTTCTTTTATAAAACTTTTTTTATTTATTACAAGTTCTTTTCTATTAGGTGAAATATATTCTATAACATAACTAGGTGTATCACTTACTAAAAGAGCATCAGCTGTTGGATTTGCATTTGATTGGTCTGTATCACCCGCAGCTGGTTTGTATAAATCACCTTCATGAGAAAAATAACTACCTGTCCATACCATCCCTTCTGTATCAAAGTTAGTTACATCTAAACTACCACCTATCCGTTCTAAAAAATTATATTCTAATTCTGATATACCGACTGGTTGTCCCATGACTTCTAAATCGTTCGCCAAATATAATGTTGATACTTTATCAGTTTGTGGGAGTAATTCTATTGATAAGATATTCTCAAAGTTATCACGTGCCGTTATATGTAATATATCGGTTGAACCAAAATCATCTATTTTATTACCGAATGCCATTTATACCCAACTATCCTTATCATCTAGAAGTTCTGTAAACGATTCCCGTAGTGTTGTCTCATCAGCCTCATAACTCTCCAATGTAGGCGTATCTCTATAATGTATTGTTAATTTTTTTTGTTTTTCACCTACCATATACCCTTCTAATTCAATATTTTCTATAACATCAAAACTATCTGGATCTTGAAAAAAAACTAACTTACCTTCATTGTCCGTAAAATTATTATCAATTTCAATATTATGGTCGTCAGCATTAGCCGCGTCATCAGATATTGTCATTCCTTGAAAAGTAAGTCTCCTTACTTCATTAAGATAATTTCTTTTATTTAGTTCTTTTATTCTTTTTCCGAAATCTAAACGTTCAAGTTCTTCTGGAGTGTACGGCATTTTTATCTACTCACTTTGAATTTAAAATCTTCACCACCATAATAGTTTATTGTTTTACTGGCCCCACTACCACTTACAACCTTATATTCTATCTGATAATATCTTTCTGATTGTAATCCATTCAACCACACATTAAAATAATTGCCTGAACTATCACATGACAAATATGAACCAGAACCATACGGTACAATAACATCTTCACTCAATGCATCTTTTATTTGATAATAAGAGGATGCACTTGGTAAATGATGTATGGTTACACCATCATTTACAGTTGTAGTACTATATGTTTTTGCTGGATACCTTTCTCTTGCTACTACTCTAAATTTTACTTTAGATTTTTCTCTATACTCAGACCTTAGCCCTTTCATATAAAAAACTATATCTTCTAATTGAGAACCACTTAATTGTGTAAGACTTCCTGATGACCACAATGAATCATTCCATTCCGCTTCCAATTTAGGTTGATATATAGTATTAGTCTCTCTACTAAAAAATGCGAAGTGTCCATACTTTGTAGTATTACCCTCTTCCGCATTTGAATCTGAATTACCAACACTACCACTTCTCTTTACCATAAATCCTTGATTTGGTACAGTACCATCATACCATTTATTCACAATATCAGTAACATCCATTCTCATATCTATAGTCTCGTAAGCAAATGATTGAGACGCCGCATATCCACTTCCACTATACCAAGTACCACCTGTATCATTACTACCACTTATCCATTGTGTACCGTCTGTTTCTCCAATTCTATATCGCCAACTTACACCCTCAGTTGTTTTTGGATTATCATGAAATTTACCTTGTCCACCATCCCAACTTTGACTTACTGGATATGCATATAAAGATTGTGTAGTATTTAGTTCTACGGAATTTGCATCATATAAATTTAAATAATATTTCGCATTTGATGGTATTGTTCCATCTACAACCGATTCAGAAATTTCAGTTATGTCAAATTTTATTAAGGCTCTGGAAACTTTAATTACAGAACCATTATCATTCATATCTTTACGAACTTCTAATATTTCATCAATACCTGTATTTTGAGATTGTGTTGCTTCACCCTCATATAATGTTGCGTCTGTATCAGCGTATATAAAATAATGCATTAAATATCTCCAACCACTTTACCTACAATATCTGTTTTAGGATATCTAACTTCAAATATTGAAGGGTCTTTTGCGGGATAAAGAATTCCATTCTTCATCACATTTGGATCACTCAAATCATATAAATTACCAGAATATCCTTTTGTAACATCATATTTGTTACTAAAAGCTAATTGTGTTCCAAGTGGATTATTATCTACAGGTGTTTGTACCGCGGCCACTCCTTCAACATTCAAAAGTTCTTTAACTGCTGCCGCTATCACTATTGGTTCATTAATTTGCCAACGGTCAATATCAAAATACTCATGCATTTTTACCATTGCTCTTAATAAAACTTCATTTTTATTATATCCTTTTTCTGATAAAATATCAAACCTTACACTTAAATTTATTATATAGGCATCTTTTAAATTATATGCATCCGTTAACATTCTAAACCTACCCATATAAGTCTTTAAATTATTTTTAACAACATCATTAAGTTTAGTTAATCTTTTATTTTCATCTAAACCAAGTAAATAAACATTTAAACCAAATTGATTCATTATTTCATTATCAGTTCCATCTGGTTGAGTTGTTATTTGGTCATCTTGAACAACATAAGCTTTGGCAATGTTACCATATCTTTCAGGTAAACTATATATTCGTGCTATAATATCATCTTTAGTTACAGCTCTTCCTTGTGCTTGAAAATGTGCTAAAGCGTTTTCCTTAATTTCCTCTACGGATTCTCCATTCATTCCACCACTTGCAGGTTCGTCATTTGTAACTGATATAGAATTTTTTACTCGAGCTAATTTCGTTGCATCTAAATTACCTTGAAATTCTGATAATACTTTAGATGAAAAATCATTTATCTGTTTACTCCCTACATTATTGTCTACTCCACCACCATATGTGTAATTTATAGTAAGAGTTGTATTAGCGGGCGCTTCACCATAAGCTCTTGTTTTTGTAAAATTAGCTGGGTCAAACGCAACTCCTAATTTAGATGGTGAACCTGGTAAATTACTACCAATATTAGTTGGATTTGGAATTAATTCTTCATCTGCAGTTACTTCTGTACCCGCTCCGAATCTCAGTTCCATTTTATTATCAGACCTTGCATGTGTCTTAAATCTTTTAGATGTTTTAGTTCTTCTCAACATATAAGGAGCTGTTTCATTATATTGTGATAGAGATGGATCAACATCAGGTAACGCGTGTAATTCTTCAAAAACTAAATCTTGAGCTAAAAATGGAACTTCATACCAAGTATTATTTACACTATCTTTAATAGAAAGTATTTCTGTTACATTATCTTTGGCTAATACGATCTTAGAATATTTCTCTGCTGTACCAAAGGTAAATTTTTCTTCTTTAACAAACCCACTTGTAGCATTAACTTTTTTAGTTAATCTATAATAGGTAGGTGTACCTGAACTATTAGTTTCTGAAACTTCGATTGTTCTCTGACCTGTCGAGGTCGCAAAATTACAATCATCTAATAATCTAAAATCAATTCCACTCGTAGCGGTCTTAACTCTAGTTTCAGCTTTTACATTAATAGCATATTCAAAATCTGGTTTTGAAGAATCTCCAGTCTGTGCTGGAACTTCACTTGAAAATGTAAGAGTAACTAAGGCGGGTGAAGTCAATCTTGGTTGATATCCTAAAAATTGTGATATATTAAAAATTTGATTTTTTTCTTCCGCATATGGAAGTAAAGATTCCTTAAAAGCTACATCGGTATAATATCCCATAACATCACCAACATACGCACCCGCCTCAAGAAATAACATTCCTGGAGAGGCTTCATTAAAATCCTTATATGCGGTAGGAAAATATGACTTTGCTAATTCAATTAAATTATTTCTTAAATTACTAAAATCTCTACCTACATATTTTACTTCTTTGTTATAATTTGGCATTAGATATTTCCACCATCATAAGTTATTATTGTTTTATTAAGTTGAGTCCTATCATTTTTTAAGCTATATGTTATTTTTACATTAAGTTTATTATTTGCATCATCTATAACAGGCTCTACGTCACTTATAGATAAATATGGTAACCAAGAATTTACAGCTTCTCTTATAGATTCTTCTGCTCTATCAATTATAGATGAATCCATTTGTTCAAATACAAGATTTGCAAGTGAACAACCAAAAGTAGGATGAGCTAATCTTTCACCAAACTTTGTAAGCAACAAATTCTTTAAATTATATTCTGCCTGTTCAAGTGTGGTTTTACTTTTATCAAAAAATCCAAGCTCTCCATGTCTAATAGGTAATTTTACTCCTATGTAAACATCTGGGTTATTATCATATTCTCTATTGGATGCCATTCGTATTCTTCTTATTTATAGCTTTCATCAATCCACTATAATCTCTTGTTAATGCACTGATAGTTGCTTCGGGAACTGCTTCTAATTTAACACCTGACTTTGCGATTGAATCTGCTGCTACCATATTACGTCTGTTCTCCACAGGTTGATTTAAAGTAACTACATTAGCTGTATCATCTTGGGTAAAAACTTTATTATCCATAGATGGCCAAGCTTCTTGTCCTGGTTGTACATTAGATTTACCTTCCATTATACCACCAACTGTTTCATTTAATACTTTATTAAGAACTGAATTATTTGTATAAACTTTTTGCTCTTTTTTAGTAGACTTTTTCGATACCGAAACTTCTGGTACTATATCTTGTAATTGGGAAGAAGTTTCCTCTTTAGTAAATATCTCATTAAGCTCTTTTTTAACTTCTTCTTTGACAACTTTTCTTATTATTCCTATAAGTTGTTTCTTGTTCATTATTAACTCCTAATCTAAAACTATAGGGTACACTCCCCTAAGTCTTGCCTCTTGGTTTATTAAATTATATTTTAATTTTGTAGGATGATTCAACACCCAATCTCTATGTGTCTGACTATGTTTCCAAAACTCAACCAACCTATTTTCTTTTCTAGCTTTAGTCCAGTTTTTTATTATCAAATCTTGTTGTGGAAGAC